TATCTAAATGCAACTGGCAAGATACCTGAAGCAAGTATCTATTGGTATGAAGATGACGTGCTATGTAAATGCAGACCTGATGCTATGTGCCCACCTTTAGATGAGCCTAATTCAGATAATAAGATAGTTGTTATAGATTATAAAACTACACTATCTTGCGAACCTCATGCTTTTAATTATTCAGTTAAGAAGTATGGCTATGATATGCAAGCTGCTTATTATAGAAGAGGAGTTGAGATGGCTGGATATGAAGTCACTGATTTCTTATTCATAGCTCAAGAGAAAGTACAACCTTTTGCATCTAAAGTATTTAGAATCACAAAAGAACAAATGGATTATGGCTGGACTATGATGGAGCAATACCTGAATGATTATAAAGAATATCAAAAGGGTAAACCTCTTAGTATTTACAATAGTCCTAATGTTGTTGATTTGGTTTTATAAGTAAGGGCAATAGATATATGAGAGTATTTAGATTTATGGAGAGTTTATCATTTGCCCTTGAACTAAGTATAAGGGTTTTTGGAAGAGTAGGTAATAAAGTTCTAGCTTTATTATCAAATTAAATATAATATAAAAAGTGGAGAGTCATTATGGACGAAAAAACAAAAAAGGCACTTTGGATTCCTGAAGAATTACATAAGGATATCAAGGTGTTTGCAATCACAAATAACATGAACATTGAATCTGCTACTCAGCTATTGCTGAAGCTAGGCATGGTTTCTTATAAGGAGAATAATCATGGGTCAGCATAAAGCAAAAGTAGACCAACGCAGAAAAGAACTAGAAGCTGAAAAGCTAGACAAGCAAATCAAGACATATTATTTCCAAAAAGGTGCTGGCAAGCATTACAGGGAAGTAACCTATATGAGTGGCAAAGTAGTTAGGACTGATTACGATGCTTGAGTGGATTCTATATTTTATTGCAGGAATATTTGGATTAGTATTTATAGGAATCATTTTAAGTGTATTAGCATTTATATACATAATTACAGAGTTAGATTGATGGTAAACAGCAGAAATAAAGGTGCAGCATTTGAGAGAGTTATAGTAAACAAACTTAATGCAGTTTTAGAAGAAAAGGGTTTAGATGAGAGAGTAAAAAGAAATCTTGACCAGTATCAAACTAAAGGCATGGCTGACATTTATTTCAGAAACTTTGCGATTGAATGTAAGAGATACAAGAACAATGGCAAGCAGAATATTTACAAGAACGAATGGTGGCAACAAGCAATAGATAGTGCTGGTGATAACTTGATACCTATATTGATATACAAGTTTGATAGAAGAAACATTATGTGCGTAGTGCCACTATTTTTAATGAACAACTTTGATAAAGCTAATTGGGATTGCACATATATGTGTCCTTTATCAGATATATGTGAAAGGTTAGATGAAATCATACAAAAGGCAGATGGATTTAAACAGCTACCTGCTTGAGCAGGACTTTGAGGATTATTGTAGGTTCGCCTATGAAAAAATACAAAGTGCTTGCGAATTTCTCGGAATTATAAATGACGAGGATTATGAAAGTTTTAAGGAAAGGTGTTACACCCAACTTGAAACTGATTATTTAAACAGTATTGAGAAAACAATACATTAATATGGAGAATAATATGGTAGACATATTAGGTGGGATGAGTAATCCCAACAATGAGAGTCAGCAAGTTTATCTTGCTTTCAAAACTGCTCAACAGAAGTTCTTTGTAAACGGAGAAACTGAAATTGAGTTTAAATATCTGCAATTTGACCCTGCAACTTTTAAAAGTGGCTGGGGAAGATATGCAGGTGAATATCAATATCAATGGGATGCTAAGTTTGGTGTTGCAGAACCTAAACCAGCAGACGATTGGAAAAGAGCCTTTAGTTGTTGTGTAATGCCACATGGGCATGACCATGCACTTATTTGGAGTAGGTTTACATTTGCTGAATCTAGTGCCTTTAATAAGATACTAACTGGCTTTTGGAATCAAATGGATGCTAACAGTGATTCTTTACCTGTTGTTGAATATAAAGGTTCAAAAGAAATACAGGTTGGCATGGGTAGGTCAAGTGAGCTTAGTTTTGAATTTACTAAGTTTGCACCTAGATTTGATAACTTTGTGATACCACCATTTTATGACAATGATGGTGGCTCAAGTGCAGACGATGGATTTAAAAGTCCTAATGATGGTTTAGCTGATTTAGTAAATAAACAGGTAAACGATAGCAACGATTTACTGACAGATGAAGATATACCATTCTGATGCAGTCAGTAGATTGGCAAAGAATTGCACCTGAAGTTGCATTACAACTACTAGGTGAGCCTAGTTCTAAAAAGTCACATGAATGGCGATATGGAACGCATGGCTCTCTAGTAGTTAATATTGATGCTGGAACTTGGTGGGATTTTGAAAACGATTTAGGTGGTGGATTAATAGATTTAATTAAACACATGAATCAAGATGTCAATACAGTTTTAAAACAGTTTGGTTATGACTTAGCATTACAATCTAATGACTCCTTATTAAGTGGTTTTTCTCCCCCTAAAAGCAAAACCACCAGTAATGCTAGGTCATTCTCTCGTGAGCAGATGATTGACCTTTACAAACAAGCTATTGTGAAGGTCAAGTATGCTGATAACTTTATGGTTTTAAGATTCCCTGAAGGACATTTTATTAAACAAAAATACGCACCATTTACCCTTAATCCTGATAGCAGTTGGTCTATGAAGCGACCTGAAGGCTTACTACCTATTTATTACACAAATAAGTACCCTGACAAGGCTATTATCATAAATGAAGGTGAGAAGGCTCTAAGAGGATGTGAAGCGATTTATGAGGGTGATAGCTGTACTTGGCATGGTGGAGTTAATTCTTGGGAGAAAGCAGATTGGAGTCCTATATTTGGCAGAGAAGTAGTTATATTTCCTGACAACGATGAAGCAGGTATTAAGTGTGCAAATGATATATCTAAGTATCTAAAAGAAAATCAATGCAAGGTGAAGATAGTACAACCACCAGCAGACTTTAATGAGAAAGATGATTTATACGATGCATACGAATCAGGTTATTTTAAAGATTCAAAACAATTAGAAGATTATATAAACAAGAATGAGGTAGCACGTCCTAAAGGTGCTTTATATTTCCAAACAGTCAATGAGATTATGGAGAAGATGACTGAGCCTGACTGGTTGGTAGATAAATGTATTGAAAGAGCTACAGTTACAAGTATTTATGGAGCACCTAAGAGTGGTAAGTCATTTATAGCTATTGCTATGGCTTGCTCTATTGCATCAGGTAAAGATTTCTATGGATTTGATACTAAACCATCTACAGTGCTTTATTTAGCTGGTGAGGGTCATACTGCTGTTGCTAGACGTATTAAGAGTTATGAGCAGTTCTATAGCAGAAGTTTATCAGCAGCACCTTTATTAATATCTAATAGGGGTTCAAGAATAGGTGATGATGCTGAATTTGCTATGTTGCAAGAGGTTTGTAGAGACATAGAAAGAGAACATGGGAATGTGGGCATGATTATTGTTGATACTTTAGCTAGAAACTATGGTCTTAATGAGAACAGCACTGAGGATATGAATAAGTTTATCCAGCGTATTGATGAGCTAAAGGAAGAATTTAGTGCATCTATGGTTATTGTGCATCATACAGGTCATGGTTCTAATGGTAGAGCTAGAGGAAGCTCAGTATTACCAGCAGCTCTTGATTATGAATTTAGAGTAGATAGAGATAAGAACAGCGATGATAAGGCTATGCTTGTTACTTTGAAGCAAACATTAGTTAAAGATGGTACGCCTATAGATGATTTATATTTCCAATTTAAAGAACTTACATTATATGGATATGAAGGTGTTACATCAGGCGTATTGGCATTGACTGACGAATCGCCTAGAAAGATAGGTTTATCAAGAGCAAGAGAAGAAACTATAAAAGCTATTGAGAAGATACAAAAAGAAAAAGCACCAAATGACCCTGTTAGTTACTGGGTCAAGCATACTATTCTTTTAAATGAAATGGAGATTAACGATAGTACGTTGAAGTCAAGATTAAGAGATTTAAAAGATAATGAGCTAGTCCATTACAAAGAAGGATATGGTTATCAGTCTAAAAACTTAGATAAGGAGATATTTAATGAAGGTTTGGTTTAGGTTTGGTTTAGGTTTGGTTTTGGTTTGGTTTTTTAGCAAAATCATCAAAAAGTTGGTTGGTTTGGTTTGTATTTCTAATACAACCAACCCAAACCACTATGAGATTCGAGTATTATGACCAAACCTGTAAAAACATATTTAGACGAAACTTTAGAACAAAAGTTAAAAGAATTAAGAACTTATGAACTTGATACTTATGTTAAGTGGGGTAATCGAAAACGTATCTTCAAAATGGTAGGTGTTAATTTTGAGATTAAGTTTTGTAGAGCAGAACAAATGCTAAAAGAATCTTTACAAAACGATACTGTTCAAAAGAAACTAAAAATGGTTGAAATGATGATAAGAGCTTTTGAGCAATTAAATATCAAATGTGAAGAAAGTGGATATATACAAATACAACCTAATGCTAGATGTTTTAACTTTGATAATAAGACAGCTTTGATTTGTGATACTGATGCTGATAAACCTGTATTAGAAAAAATACACAAAGCAGAAAAAGATATGGTGATATTTAGTGTAGAAGAATTATTAAGATGTTTACCTAAAGATTTTATGCAAGCAAAAGTATTGCTATCTAAATTAGATAAATCAGTTAATTTTCAGAAGGTTAATTATGTCTAAGTGGAATGATGTTAAAGATGGTGGAAAGGGTAGCAAAAGAAGGAAAGAAGATAAGAAGAAAATTGATGCTAACTGGGAAAAAATATTTGGTAAAAAGAAAAAGGAAAAGAAGAAGTGAATAAATATACAGATAATTTTGATGGTGATTTAATTTTTGGTCATGTTGGTGAACAAATAATTGCAAATAGAATAAAAAATAAATATCCAAATACCCAGCTTGTTAAAGGTAATGTTAAAACACATGATTTATTTGTTGAAACACACTATGGAGAAGTAACAGTCGAAGTTAAAAATGATAGAACTTTGCATAAAAATATTTTTATAGAAACTTTCAATACTAACAATGGTTTTAAAAAACCATCAGGTATAAATGTAAGTACAGCAGATTGGTGGGCTTATATTATTAACAATGAAATAAACTGGTTTAAAACATATAAAATAAAAGATTGTATTAAAAATGAAAAAGAAAATATAAGACCTATAGAGGGTATGCCAAAAGAAACTGGTCTTGTTGATGCTTTTGTAATCAAGCCTGAGATATTTATTAAATATCTTGATAAAAAAGTAAAATTAAATATAGAAGAAATTAAATTAATTGAAGCAGGAAAAGACAAATGCCAATAAAACTAAAACCAAGTGCAAAGATTAGAGATAGAGCTACAGGTAAGACAACTATTGAGCATTACTATCTAAAGTGTATGACACTAAAAGAACTGAATGATTATATTGAATCACCTAATTCTAAGAAAAAGGTCATACAAAAATGTAAGAATGAAATAATAAGGAGAGAGAAATGAATGACCCAGTAAATCACCCAGCTCATTATAACAACGCTAAAGGTGGGCTAGAATGTATTGACTATATTAAACAGCAATTAGGTAAAGAATTCCCTGCTTATCTTGAAGGTAATGCAATTAAATACTTGCATCGCCACAAATACAAAGATGCCAATATACAAGACTTACAGAAGTCTGTTTGGTATATTAATAAGTTAATAGAACATTACGAGAACTTATGAAGATAGATAAACAAAAATTAGAACAGAAGATTAAGGAAGGCAAATCATCACATGATATTGCTATGACTTATGATGTGCATCCATCTACTATCAGAAGGAAAGCTAAAGCATTAGGTCTAAAGTTT